GATTACATCGACTTTTACGATATGTTCGACGGTGGCGGCCCCGGCCAGATGGGCGACCGTTTTGCTGGAGCTGGCATTTTGTCGATGATTGCCAACGAGTTTTTCACGCCGTATGGCTCCGAGGATGACGAGCGCAAGCGTCGTTTGCTGGAGATGCGCGGCCTGTTTGACGCTCTGGAGGCTGAGACNAGCCCCGGCGGCACTGGAAGCGGCACTGGAGGCGGCACTGGGGTGCGGCCTCAAGCGCGGCCTGCGCCGGCGCCAAACTATGAGAGTTCAGCATCCCAAATGGCGAGCGCCTGGGACGCGCTTAGAAATCCTGAGACTTATGGCCCATACCCCGGCAATTCCAAGTATACGCTAGCGCCCCGCACGCCGCCGCCCAGCCCGGTTGCCGACATGCCCGCCGGTCAGTTTATGGATTTACTGCGCAGCGGTGGGGCTGGGATAAACAGCATGCCCCCGTCTGCGCAGCCAAGCGTTTTTGACCCTAAGCAAAAAAACTACCGAGATTTTTATTATCCTTTGGGGCACACCTCTCTGGGTGACTCTATGGGTACTTTAATCAACAGGGCTATAATTGCTGGCTACGACCCGTCAAAGCGGAAGACCGAAACGCCCGCAGATTTNATCCCAACTTACGAGGCGGAAAAGAAGCTCTTAAGTTTAGGCTTAAACCCTGGCCCTATGGAATTTGACAATATTGACGATCTAATGCCCCCGTCGGCAGGGGCAGGCGGAGCGCAGCCGGAGCCCGTGCCGTTTGGTGGTTACGACGCACCCGGCGATGAATACCGGCGCGGCTATGAGCAGATGATTAAGCAGCTCGGCGCGGAGCGCGTCAGGCAAATGCCGCGCGATCAGCTTACGCAGTTGCTGCANATTTACNGCCGTGGCGGGCCAATGCGGTAATGCCTGCGAAGCGGAAACGAGGGCCGAGCTTATCGGTCGGACGCGGCGAGAAGCTGCCGGTTAGCAAGGGCGCCGGCCTGACGGCTAAGGGCCGCGCAAAGTACAACAAGGCGACGGGATCGAAGCTCAAAGCGCCGGCCCCCAACCCTAAGACGAANAAGGCCAAGGCCCGCAAGAAATCGTTNTGCGCGAGATCTCAGGGTTGGACTGGCGAGCGTGGCAAGGCTGCGCGNAAAAGGTGGAAGTGTTAGATGAGTAAAATTGATCAGGCTTTAGGCGCAGCCGGCGGTTTAATTGATATGTTCCGAAAGCCTGCAGGCAGCGACCCTCGCTACCAAGGGGCTGCGCCAAACCGTACAGATTTTAGCTTTTTGCGCTACAAGCCCGCAAAACTCTCTAACCGTATGAATAAATCTTTGGCGGCTCTGCGAGATCCTAACAACCCCATGCGTCAGGAAATGCTTGGAAATATCGAGGCGGGGCTTGAGGTCGGCGAAGATTGGTACAACACCGAAGAGCTGCGCGACTGGTTTGTTGCCGGGCACGGCGAGGAAGAGGGGCACCGCCAGTGGTCTGAGTTTATTGATTTAGTCGGAGCGGCTTCTCCAGGCTCAAAGGTTCCGCCTAATATTGGCAANGCGTCAGCTATCCGTCAGCGCATTTACGAAGACCCAGCGTATTTAGAAAACTTGCAAAACGTAGATANGCTGTCTGAAGCTCAGGCGCTTACAAAGGGCCGCACGCCAGGGTATGGCCACAAGACGGCTGGGTTGCAGGAGTTGATTGCGGCGCGGCAAGTGCAAGGCGATTGGTCGGGCATGCCAGAGCCGGGAGTTTCGCCTGCAAAAGGCAATTGGACCGACAACCCCAAGCCGAAAGGATTTGCTCAATCACTGAAGGGCTCCGAGAAAAACATGGCGGCGGACCTTCACTTTACGCGCTACATGGCTATGGCCTCGATGGATGCCGATTGGCTTGCCACTGGGGGCACTGACGTCGCGCTAGAGTTTAAAAATCGCATACTGGAGCAATATCCGAAGGCTAAAAAGTATTTTACGTCACGCAAGGTAAACAACAAGGAGCAGCCAGCGTTTAACCCTAAAGCTGCCGTTAAGGATGGCGTAGTACCGATTGAGGCCATTGCCGATTATCCCAGCGTGTGGGCGCAAAAACCAAACGATAACGANTACGGCGCATTCGAAGATTTTATGTTTGAGCTTGGCAATGACTTGGGGTTAACGGGCTCTCAAGCTCAGGCTGCTCTTTGGATGGGCGCCGCGCGGAAGACTGGCGTTGACCCGACTAGCCAAACGACATTTATGGGGGCAATGCGTGACCGTGCCGCTACCCGCGCCAANAAAACTGGCCAAACGCCAGAGCAAGTGCTGTTTGATTTTATTATGAACCGTGGCCTGCTGTCTGTGCCGGCGACAGGCGTTATTGGGGCGGCAATGAGNGGCGGAAGCGAAGCGCAAGCTGCAACCCCAGAAGAAATGGAAATAATGCAATATCTGGAGAGCCAGAGATGACACCAGAGGAGCGCATCCGAAATAAAGTTGCCGGGCTAAAGCAATCGCAAATGGAGAGGCAGAGCGAAAGCCTTCGCAAGCAATACGATATCAGCGTNGGTGATAATCGTGAGGCATTCNAAACGGAATATGGGGGCATTCACACTGACCCCGTGACCGGCCGGTCATACCACAAGCCAGGCGTATATAAGTACAGCGACGAAGACTTGCAGCGCGCTATGGACATGCGCAACTCAAACAACAGGATTGGCAACGCCATTTTTGACTTTGTTCAGCTTCAGTCTGGCAACCCGACGCTGGCTGCCGACGCCGTTACCGCCGCTGGGTTTTCCCCCGGCTTGGGTACTGCGATGGGCGTTGAGGACGCCTACCAGGCTGCGCGAGACATTCCTGACGGTTACCGCGAGGGCAACTACAGCGATATGGCTGGAAACGCCGCCCAGGTGGCAATGGGTATGGGCGATGCGGCGCTGACCGCTTTGCCGTTTGTAAAGCCTGTTTTGCGCGGCGCTCGCGCCCTGCCAAAGGCGCTGCGTAACGCTGGTGAAGCTGCAGTTGGGGGGATGTACGCTGTGGACAACCTTATGGCGCCCGCCTTGCCTGCTAACCCAAACCCGCCAGCGTTTGCTGAAATTGAGGCATATTTGAGAAAGCAGGGGAAATAACATGGCCATAACCACATTTGCTGAGCTGCAAAGCAACATCACCGACTTTCTCAACCGCGACGACTTAAGCTCCATCGCGCCCACCTTCATTGACTTGGCTGAGGCTGACATGAACCGCCGGGTGCGGCACTGGCGCATGGAGGGCCGCGCTACTGCTGAGATCGACACGCAATACAGCGCCATCCCCGCGGATTTCTTGGAGGTCATCACGTTTCACATCACGTCCGGTGATTTTCGCCCGCTGGAGCTGCTGAGCCAGGGCGAGATGCTGCGCCGACGATACGAAAACTTGGACACCTCCGGCAAGCCTGCGTATTACGCGCTGACGGCTGGCGAAATTGAGGTTTACCCCACGCCGGACGGCACATATTCGACGGAGCTTTACTACTACAAGCGCATCACGGCGCTGAGCGACAGCAACACGTCCAACTGGCTGCTGCAGTATTTTCCTGACGCGTATTTATACGGATCACTGGTGCATTCCGCGCCTTACTTGAAGGACGATGCGCGCATCCAGGTTTGGGCGGCGCTTTACGAGCAGGCGCTTGCCTCGATCAACCGCGAAAGCGAAGCAAGCAAGTTTGGCGGATCTGGCCGCCGCATGAAAATAAGGGCGTATTAACCATGAGCTTTTCCAACACCTACGAAACCCACGTTTTGAATTACGTTTTCACCACCACGTCGGTCACGCGGCCCACGGCCTGGCACTTGGCGCTCTTTACGTCAAATCCGGCGGAGGACGCCAGCGGCACCGAAGTCAGCACCAGCGGCACTGCATACGCGCGCCAATCGGCGACTTTTACTGTGTCGGGCAACACGGCGTCCAACAGCGGCGCAGTTGAGTTTCCGACTGCCACGGCGTCTTACGGCACGGTGACGCACGTCGGCGTATATACTGCCAGCTCCGGCGGCGATTTGATCGCTTACGCGGCGCTCAGCACTAGCAAGGCAATCGACACCGGCGACGTGTTTAGAGTGCCGGCCGGCGATCTTGACGTAACGCTCGACTAATGTCTGACACGACGTACCGCACCGGCTTTGGCACTGGCGCCTTTGGCGTTAACGCTTACGGCGTGGACGGCGTGTTTAAGGAAGGCGCCGGCGTTATCATTGGCGTCACGACGACTGCCTCGGCGGTTGTGCGTGTGCGCTTGGCGGCGTCTATCGCAGTCAC